GCCTTGGGGTTCTGACCGATCAACTGCATGATGAGTGGGTCCTGCATCATCGACTGGTGCACAGCGATGTGCGCTGAGTGGTCTTGGTACATGAACGCCTTGACAGGCTCGCCCTTGAGCACGCATGCGTTCTCGGACACAGGATCACGAGGCTTCTGGTCTTCTGGCAGAGGCACGAGCTTGTCGGCATTTTTGATGCCCAACACCTCAAGCATGCCACGGTGCAGCTTGGGCAAGTCGTAAATCTCAGGAGCCATCTGCGCCATCTGAATGACCGCTTGGTACTGCACCACGCGTTGAGACATGGTTGCTGCGTTGGGGTCAGAGACGGGGATGATGTCGATGTGGCTGTAGTCCGACTTCTTGGCCTTGCGAGGTGCGTCGCTGTCTGGCTCGTAGTCGTACTCGTCGTCTGTGTAGTCCTTGATGATGTCGGCCAGCAAGTTGAGTTCTTGCTTCAAGGTGTAGTGCATGCGTGCCTGAACAGCAGACATCACCTTGAGCTGGCGCTCGAGCAAAGCCAGAGTCGTGCCCACCGGTGCTTGCGCACTCATGTCTGACACCTTCATGTCAGCGGTAGCGGCGAAGCGACGGCCTTCCTCAACGATCTTGTCCATCAAGCCAGCAAGAACCGCGCTTGGCTCCTTGTATGGCAGAGGCAGGATGGCGTCTCTAATCTGACCGGACGCAACATCTACATCACGCCACTCGCCGGGGGCAATCGGTGTGTCATCACCTTTAATGCGAAGGCCGCGTGACTTGAGGCCACCGGGCAGGTTGGACAGCGTTCCCGCGTCAACCAGCTGACGCATGATTGATGTGGCTGATTTGGCATATCCACCGATGAGGTGAAACAGTCCGAAGCCGTAGGCTCCGAAGCCGGGGATGTATTGGTAGTGGACGAAGTGTTGGCGTTTGAGTCGGAGGTCATCGTCTTCTTTCCAGTTACGGCGCACGGCGAGGATGGTGTTGGTGCCCTTAATCATGGTCACCACATATGGCAAGGTAATGCCGACTGGCTCGTCGTCGCTGTCTTTTTCGCAGCATGGGTCTTGGTCAATCACCAAGTCCACATGGCACTCGTACAAGGTGAAGCGATCATCGTCGTTGGCGCTGAACCCGGTCTCTTTGTCCTTGGCTTTCTGAATGTCGGACTGCGCCTTGTCAGAGTCACCAATCTCAACATCGCGGTAAAAGCCTGCTTGCTGCAAGCGCACGATCTCCGCTTTGGTCTTGCGCATCTGGTGTGTGACGCGGTAGCAAGTGTCGAGGTCTGTCGCTCCGTAGGGCAGGATGATGTCTTCTGCGGGGATGAACATCGAGACTTGACGGCCCAACGATGGGTCGAAGTACACCTTCTTGAACGCCGAGCCAGTGGCTGGCAGCGACCACAGCATGCGCTCATGCTCTGGACGGAACTCACGCATGACCTCGGTCAGCTCATAGTTCAAATCATTCTCAACGCGAATGGCAGCGGATTGTTTCTCAGGCGTTTGCTTGCCCAAGATTTTTGTCTTGACAGGGCCTTGGGCCGGGAATGTCTCCGTGATGGCTTCGGATTGGAAGCGCACAACAGCTTCGGTAATCATCGGGTGGAACACGCCGCATGCACCGTTCCAAGGCTCGGTACGCTCTTCGTACTGGAGACCGAGGAGTTTCAAGCCCTCCACATACGCCTTCTCCCACTCTTTGCGTGAGCCAAGGTCGTTGTCAATGTCGTCATCCAACTCGCTGGCAATAACCTGCAAGGCACTATCGTCGATGAACTCGGCAAGGTTGGCATCAAAGTCCTCGATGCTTGGCTCACCTTCTTCGATGTGTATGGACATGCCTCCAATGTCGATGTTCACCTCTTCTGGGTCAACGATCTCGATCTCGATCGGCTCCTCGCCCAAGGCAGATTCTTCCATGCCTACGGGGTTCTGGTACAGCGCTTTGTCAATGTTTGTGGCCATCTTGGGTCCTTAATAGTACGCAGCTTTGCGTCGGAAATATACGGGGTCGTCCTTCTCGTCGGAGTCCAACGGGATGAAACCGCCTTGTCGAAACCGCAACAAGGCTTGAGAGGTAGTATCCACATAGTCATCGTTCTCGCCATTGGGGAAAGACGCAACTTCTTCGATAACCTCGCGTGCCCAGCGCGTGTCAGGTGCCCAAACTTTGCCGGATGCAAACAAGTCAGCAACCGCGTTCAGGCGCACTATCTTATCGTTTCCTCGGCTGGGTGTAAATTCTTGTACAGGGATGCCCATGAGTCGAAGCTCTTGGATGAGCGGTGCACCAGCAGCTTTGCGTTCGACGATGAACGCGTCTGGCTCCCATTCTCTATAGTGTTTGAGCGCTGTTGCCTTGAGGTCTGGGAACTCCATGCGGTCTTTGAACGCGTCGAGCAGTATGAGCTGGGCTGTGTCGCCCTCTTCCTCGTTGTAGAAGATGCCCCATGTCGTGCACGCTGAATAGTCAGCGGTGGTTTTGGCTTCAAACGCCGTGTCCCATGACTGGATGATGTACTCGCAGGTGGGCGGCTGGTCCGTCTCCCAGATTCTCCAACGATCTCGCGCAATGATCGCCGCGTTGTTGGAGACAGGGTTCTGCATGTACTGGGCGTTCCAGTACTGTGGGTCCATCGCCTGCTTCTTGGCTTTGAGGGAGTCCAGTGGCCACTGATCTGGCCACAAAGATTTCTCGCGTTCGGTGCCCTCGTGCAAGATCGCAGGCAGCTCCACCACTTCCCACATGTCTTCTTCGGGGATGTCGTTCTTGGTTTGGTAGTCCAGTAAGCGTCCTGTCAGGTCCAGCTTGGACCAGCGAGTCATGATGAGAATAATCGCACCGCCCGGCATCAAACGCTGCAACGGACCCGTCTGGAACCAGCTCCATGCCGTGTCAAACGCTAGACGACTGTTGATTTTCACATCCTGTTCTGAATGAGGATCGTCAATAACGAAAAGATCAGCGCCGCGTCCAGCCAGAGCACCGCCCACACCTGCCGCGTAGTACTGGCCACCTGCCGAAGTCGACCACTTCCCCGCCGCCTTTTGGTCATCTGCCACCAAAGTCTCGGGAAACAGCTCATGGTACTCCTCGCCATCAATCAAGTTACGCACCCGTCGGCCAAAATCCTCGGACAGACCCGCAGTGTGGGTGCCCATGATGATCTTCTTCTCTGGATATTTGCCTAAAAAGTAAGCAGGGAACAGGTAAGACGAGAACTCAGACTTACCCATACGGGGCGCGATGTTGATGATGACGCGTTTTTTGCGCCCCTCGATCACATCCGTGAAGATTCGAGCCAGCTTGCGGTGGTGCGGTCCCACTTTGAACCCCGGATAGACATGCTTTGCGAACTCGATCATGTCGCCACGCGCCAGATTGCGCTTGTTGTGCTCTTCAGACTTCTCGATAAGCTCCAACGCCTCTACCTTCTCGGCCAGCGTGAGCTTGGACAAGTTGGCGTGGAGTGCAGCAGCTTCAGCTGGCGTCAGGATTTTCTGAGTCAATGTTCTTCTCGGCGACATGTTCTTGTGTCATGTCGTTTTCGTTGTCTTTTTGCGACACGTCTTCGATGTCGATCACCTCGGCGTCGCTCACATCCATGAACTTGGCCAGCTTTTCTTTGAGTTTGGCGTCGATCTCGGCTTCTGTCAGATCGGTTTTCTTGACCTCGATCTTCTCGGTGAACAGTCCGACCTCTGTGACCTTGCCCAACAGTTGGAGGGCTTTCAAGCGGATGCTTGCCGTGGGGTGCTCACACTCCTCCAAGATTTTAGCGACGGCATAGCCGCGTAGTTCTTTAGCTTGCTGTACAAATTCCCAGTCGTATGCGGTGAGCATGCCGGTCAGATGGCGCACAGCTGCTGGCGCTTGGAGTTGGGTGATGGCGGAGTGTTGTTCTTGGATAGGCGCGGCTGTAGTCAGCGCAGTGAAGGCTTCGCGAGCGGCTTTGACATCCGCTTCGGTTTTGATCTCTTCGTCGTCCTTGGCGCCCATAGCCTTGAGCCAGTCTGCCGTTTTGATCTGTGCGTCGATCGTTTGGACAGCACTGAGCTTTTCCACAGGGGTGGGACCCGGGTGAGCCTCAACGGGCGGCTCAAAGTCAATCAAGTGTTCAAACACTCATTGCTCCAGTTTGCGTTGTGATGCGTCGCAGTATATACTACTTACGCATTTGTCTGCAACCTTACGGTTGTGTTTCATTTGCTTCTCCTATGTGGGTCTTTTTCCGGGACCTCTTGCGCCCCAGTCAGAAATGGCTGGGGCTTTTTTATTTGCTGGTGGCTCCCATGAAGCAGGGTCGGGGCCGCAACTGAACAAGAAAAAACCCCACGGGGCTAATCCGTTTCCACCAACACGGCTGGGGACTCTGGTTATGTTTATCCAGTGCCGCTCCGGTTACGGCCAATTCAATCCCCATGCGTGTTAGTTGTTGGCAGTCGGGGCGCTCATCTCCCGAATCTCTTGGTGGGCACTTCCCACCCTCATCCTGTGCCGAACACAGGACCAATTATTCCACCAACACGACTGGGGACTACTCTCTTCCTTGCGGTGGTCGCCGTGGCCTACGGCATCGCAATCCCCATGCGTGTTAGTTGTTGGTGGCGGCTAGGAACTCCCAACCCTGTATCTGCGGTACTTGACCACCAACACGGCTGGGGACTTTGAAAGTGCCGCCCGTTGCTCTCAGCGACCCTTCCATCCGTAGCACCGGATAAATCCCCATGCGTGTTGGCCCAATAGCTAGTTGGGCACTACGCCTTGTCTCTCCAAGGTGTCTCTGTCTTTCGGATACCAAGCTCAACAGTATTGCTTTCGTGATGCCCGATTTTCGCATTATCCCCGCTATGTTGATCGTCACCAACACGGCTGAGGACTGAAGCTGGCGGCAACCAGAAACTGCCTCGGTCAGTACAGTCTTTATTCGACAATCCCCATGCGTGTTGGTGTGGCGCAATCATAAGTCACATTTTGTTGTTTAACAATAGGGAAAACCCTGATATAGTGTCATCACTCCACGGGGGCATGACCCACCCCTCTATGCGGTTGAGCCGACCAAGTAGGATAAGCGTGATGAACTAGGCGAGTTTCTAGTAACCCTCTGCTAACGCTGTGATAGCGCCGCAGACAAGGCGAACGGGGCAATGTGGCTTAGGCTTCCATAGTCTGACAAACATGGTTGTAATCTAGATAAACGAGAGGCTCTCTCTTTTTAAGAGATCTACCTGTATATACGGGTTACAGGCTATCGTCCCAACACCACCAAGTCTGCTTACCTACTCTTCCATCACAAGCCAGAGCTAACCAAGAAAAGGCTAAATTGGCTTTTCGTGTGGAGAGGATGTACCCACAAAAATCTCACACCGACCACACCCCTCCCCCCCCATAGTTAGCACTCACTAACAC